CTTTCTTTAGTTTCGGAGATAGTTTCCTTTGACGGCATGAGCATCTCCGACTGTAACGCGAAGGAGGGGAAGCCAAGCACTCTAAGGCACATAACATCCTTGAGGGAACTTGTGATATATACAGTTTTGTATCTCCGAGGAAGTAATCTAAACCCCTGAAGGCACTGGCTGTCCACATTCGAAGCCCACTTAAACTCTTTTTCAAGAGGACGATAAATCTTATAACCGCAGTCAAACCTGTAGCGATAACTGATACTAGGGCACGAAAAACGTTGTTCATTAATCCAGTAATGTGTGATGGGTAGCACATCAAATATAATGAGAACCTCTTTCGGTATCCCGAATTGTGACCAGTAATCTAGGTCTTCTTGTGTCCAGTCTCTTGTTCGGACTTTGATTTTCGCTGGAGTTTTCTCTCGTATTTCCTTCTCCAGCTTTCTAACAGGCTTCCGCATGCTACTGCTAGCGCTGAGCCCAAGACTAAAGTTGCTATCAATATGTCGTAAGGTATCATAAAAATTTAGATTGTATTTAAAACCAATATAACTGAAGCAATCAAAACTATGCTCAGGACAACCAAAATCTTTGTACCACAACCTTCCTCGATATTGAGTGATTGAGACTGTAGGACTATTGTCTTCGCGAAGATCGCTCTTGAACTTCTTGTTAGGCTCTTCGAAATGAGAGCAGAAGTACTGAAAGATCTGATACTCAGAGACTTTCTCTAGTATAGTTTCTTTATTGAGTACATCTTCGCTTTGTCTTGACTGAATCATGAGTATTGGGGGAGAGCACTTGTCTACTCTCCCCCTCATCATTAACTCCAAGGATCGTCTGCCTCTACAGCAGCCGGAGCCTCTTCGTTAGGTGTTACTACGCCTGGTGTATACCTCTGCAGTTGAAGATCTGAGTTGTACTCAGCATTAAAGGTACCATATTCATCGTTCAGTCTTCTTACGAAGACATCGTCACGCTTTGGCTTGAGTCTTCCAAAACACTTGTTGTACACTTGCTGGTACTTACCATCTTTGACGCCGAGCATAACCCTAACCTTGTTCTCTGTGAGAGAGGTAACAAGCTTCTTGAGCTCTTCAACTTTACCTTGGAAGATATCGTCAATGGTATCGAAAGCACACTCACCATCGTTAGGTATGTTTGCCCATGCCTTGACGAAGTCAATGAGAATTTCCTCACCTGGATAAGTACGACGTACACCTTCTGACTTGAACCAATCCGGAGCTGCACTAGGTTCTTTAGCCCAAGTAACTTGACCGAAATTGTTGGTGATTTGGAACTTACCTGTCTGTGACTCTTTACGATGCTTGTTGCCTGTAAGAATCTCGAGCCTTGTGGTGAAGTTGTGTTCGTCATTGTGTAGCCAGAATGCAAGCTTACCAGTTTTGTCTCCCATATCAACAGAGTAGTTAGGTTCTGTCTTCATGTTTACACCGATAGAAGCAAGCTCACCTAGAGTAGGATTTACTGCTACAATACGCACAGGTGCGATACCTGTAAACAACGGTATCCCGCCTCCGGATACTTCTACTTCTGATGAATTTGATGCAATTGCCATTAGTCTTGAATTTCAGTTTGATTGTCCTCTGTAGGGTTGTTATCCTGAGTATCGTCAATCAGGGTTACACGTATGCTCTTGTACTTCTTTACACGCAAACCTTTAAGCTTAGGGTGAGAGAATATATCCTTCGCCTCTGCTATAGTCAGTCCGTACTTCTTGCGAATATCATCACGGCTCATGCCATCCTCTTTGAGGTGCTTGATGAGTTGTGAGATAGTCAATTCTTGAGGTGTTTCCTCTTGGGTTGAGTCAGTCTCAACCTCTACTCTTGCGTCAATAGACATTGTTGTGGGTTTAGTCAATAAAGATTTTGCTCCAATCAAGTTCAGCATCTAGGCCACGTAGATGCTCACAGCGAGAGCCTGCTGTGTCGTCGTTTGTTGAGTCAAACGAAATTCTGGTTTTACCCTCTCCATGGTATATGTAACCAATGGCATCAGCGTTAGCACAGGCAATTTCACGCAACTTACCGGACAGTGATAAGTCGTTTGCCTTCACCTCTTTACCATTCTTGGTAAGGTACTTGTCCTTGAGGTGACCAACGAAAATGACATGGTCTGCAAGCTTGGAGAGATTGAAGAACCACTTCATAAAAGCCTTACGAAGATACAAGTAACCAGCACCTTGGGGCAGAGTAAGGACAGACAATCCCTTGTTGTCAGGATCGAAGTTCTTACCCATAGGTGTGGCCTTGTACAGTTTCTTTGCTTCCTCCTCACACCACACTTCTAACTGTGTGATGGTGTCGATAGCAATATACTTGTAAGGCTTTCCTTCTTTTACAATAGACTTCCCTACCTGACCGAGTTCGGCGATAGAGTTGACTTTAATCTTGAGGGCATCTACCATATCGCTACCATCCTCGAGGTCGATAATAAGACAGCCATCAAGCTGTGACAATGATGTGGTCTTACCGATCTTCGGTGGACCATAGATAATCATGTTTTTAGGTGATTTGCGTGATGCTTTAACCACCTTCTTTGGGAGTGCTAGTTCGCTCATTAATTGTGAATGTAGATAGGTCTGTTTCAAAGGGTATCATACCGAGTAAGCCATCGCGGTTCTTCTCTACGTGGACAGCCATTAAGCCACGTGGATCTTCACCGCAATACTGCTCAGTGATACCATACAGGTCATACGGACGCTGCAACATCATAACGACGTGTGCATCCTGACCAATAGAATCGCCACCGAACAAGTCGGTCAGCATAGGCTGATATTGATTCTTGGCACGGAACTCTTGCTCAATGTTACGATTGAGCTGAGACAACAGAATAGTGATAGAGTTATGTTGCGCTTGCATGTACATGCACGTCTTAGACAACTGATTGAGTTTAAGTAACTCTATGTCTAATGTGCTGGGTACAAGGCGAGAGTGGTCGATCAGATTGATGATAGTAGGTTTGTGCAACTGTTCTTTCACACTACGCACTGCTTGTTCTATCTCATGTACATCCTTGGGCACGGAACAGAAGTAAATAGGATACTTATTGTACTTCTGCACAGACAATACATAGTTAGAATAGCCTTCAGCTGAAAGCTTACCATCCACTGACAACAGCTCTGCAGTTTGAAGCTTGGTATGCTTCGAACCTGCACGCAGTATCTGCTGCTCACCAGGCATCTCGAAACTCCAGTACAAGACAACGACATCCCTGTCGTGATTTTTGTCTAGAACATCGAATATGAGCTGGTTAGAAAAGGCTGATTTACCCACACCGGGTCTACCAGCTATAACATACATCTTACCGGGTTGCAAACCACCCATAAGATTACGGTTTAGTCTATTCCACTGAGTAGAAAAGACTTTCCTGTTACCCTCTCGAGCATCTACCACATTCTCAATAGATTTCTCTACTGATTTAGATATATGCTCAAGCCCTAGAGGTAATAACAATCTAGAGTTTACGGGTAATTCTTCGTTCTTGTTCTGTTGTTTTTCCGACATCGGTGTCTTCGTATTGTTCCCATGTATGCTGATTAACCCATGTCTGTAGCATCTGCATATAACCAAGACTGTTGTTGCTCTTACGAAACTCTAGTTCGTATTCTAAGCACTTAACAATCTTGTTATGCTTTGCTACATTCTTCCCAATAACACGATGGTATGCCTTCTTCGCTTTTTGATTATTACGAGCGTCAGCATCCTTAGCGCGTAGAACACGCACGTTACCATTAGTGTATACCTTGAGAGGAAAATGGGAGAGAAGCTCTGACCACATGCGGTCAAAAGAATCCTCGATTGTCTCGATGAACTTCTGACGTACAATGTCGTCTTCTGGCCTCTCTCCCAACTTAATCAGTCCCTTCGATTGAAGGTCCTCGGTGTTTGGCTTGATAGATATAATCTTAATTACATCATAAGCTTTGGCATGCAAGAGATACAAATATACAAAGTCATCAGCACTTATTCCAAGATCGTTAAGAATATCTGTATCAATTTCTATATGCATTACTTGTCTGTAAACATAATTGTAATCTCAATACCCACGTTGGGCATCTTGAACGACATCTGTCTAGGAGAATTAGCCTTAGGAACATCTATAACCTTGGTTACTTCTGTCTTAGAGGCTTTGGGCTTCGGGACACTACTAGTCTTCACTATATAACCCTCTCTCTCTAGTCTCCTTGTGGCTATCCCTGCACCTTTGCACCTTATCTCGTACTCTTTGTACAGTCTACCTTTTACAGCCCACACTGTTCTACCGGGAGGAAGCTCAGCTTTCTTGACGTTTGATATATCCATCTTATTCTCACCTGTAGTATACTTGTGATATATCTTCAGACACTGCTCTTCCTCTTCAGCAGTCCAAGGGCCAGTCTTCATTACGACAGCCATCAGTCCTTGAAGATTACAGTTATAGTCTTACCCATGAGATTGAAGGTAGCTTTCTTAGCACCTTTCTCTCTAAGGTTGACACACATCTGTTCCAAAGATGTTGAGGTTTGCACAGGTACTTCGTACTCTACGTCTACAAGTGACAGAGAGCATACCTCTTTATGCATTTCCTTCTTAAGAAGTGACCACTTGTTCTTGACAGAGCTGAGTGTTCTCTTGTTCTTCTTAACTATAGGAAGTCTTGTAGCCAAAGAGCATGCTTGGTGCACACTTCTACCTTTAGAAAGAGAAGACTTTATTGACTTGAATACTTCTTCCTTCTCTTCTTGTGTCCATGAATTGTAATTAGGCATTGTTTAAAATTGATGTGAGGTCTTCACGTTTGACATTACTGAGAGTTTTCGTGGCACTCTCTAACCACTTTTCTTCTTGTGAGTTTGGGACATACAGGATATAGATTCTACCCCGCTTCCCTTCTTTGAACCTGATAAGTCGACCCACACGCTGTAT